CATAGTGCCTTTGTTGTCAACACCGTTAGCACCTACTCCAGCAGCAGCAAAGCCACCCAAAGCACGTACATAGGCCTTGGCTACGTTTTGTGGAACGTAGATAGTCAAATCCTGCTTGCCGTACAAGGTAGATGGGATAGCGTCTACAACCTTACCCAATTCAGCGATTACGTTAGCAGCGGTAACAGTCGTAGCAGTTACGTCGATAACGTCACCATCAGCAGCAAACAAAGTTTGGAAACCGTCGAACTGGCCAGCAGAAGCGTTAACACCAGCCCAAATGTTTTGCTCGATACGAGCAGCAACCTTCTCGGCAGCGTAAGCTACGATAAAGTCAGTAAAAGAGGCGGGTACATTCTTGAATGCAGAGTAACCCATCTCAACGGCTTGCCAAGTTTGCTCGAAGTCCTTTTTGCACATTTGCAAGTTAACTTGGAACTCCTCGGTGGTCAAAATACGCTCGGTCAAGGTAACGGTAGACGTAGGGTCGAAGTCGCAAGTAGCGTTCTTCAAGATATCGTCAGTACCGACCTTTTGGATAACGGATTTGTAGTATACGTTGGGCATAATCTCAATGAGACCTTTGTCCAAGGTAGGTGCGCTCAAAAGAGCAGCGGCAACGTATTTACCGGCAAATTCGCCAGCATACGTTGTGGTAATTGAAGTAGTAGTAGCCATTTTTTAGAATTGATTATTTGTTAAGACGTGCGAGAACTCGGTCGATAGAAGTTTCCGCTGCGTTCTGTGCGAGGTTAACTCGTGCAGGAGCAGGGGCTGCTTCTGGGTTGTGGCGGATGGGCATAGCAGCGGGCATATCGCTTGACATTTCCTGCTTCTTTTTGTACGCTCCCATTTCCTCCTTAATTGCGGACATCTCTGCACGCATCTCCTCAATGAGTGGCATAACCATCTCCTTGATTTTCTCCTCCATAGTTGGCTCGATAGCTGCTTCAACCTCGATTTCAACTGATGGGGCTTCCTCTTCTACCTCGGCTGTTGCTTCTTTGATTTCACCGATAACACCTTCTTCAGCTATAACCAAGATGCGGCCATCTTCCATTTGATACTCACCGACTGGGACTGCGATTCTATCCTCCTCAGATACGATGAAAATGGGTTGGCCTGCCTCGAATGATTCAGCTTCAAGAACGGTGCCGTTATCGAGCTTAGCTTGCGCCAACTCAACCTCGGATGTCTCAACTGCGGACAGCTCGGCAAAGAATTTTTGGAAAATTTCTGTTGCTTTCATAATTCAAATTACTCTTTAATTGATTTTGTTACATTTTTATACCGGAACCTTCACGGTAACACCTACGCCCTGGGCTTGAAGGGAACCATCGCAGCACTTTTTGCTGTACGTGTTATTCTTGCACAAGCAGCCACGCTTGTCTCCTTTGGGGGAGGAACGGCTTGGGGTCTGTTTCATAACTTGCCTAATTCTTTAAGTTTAGATTCTGCCCAACGCTTTGCGGCTAACCCGCCCCATAGCAGGAAGGAAATAGTACCGCACGCCTGCATATCGTTTTCGTCGTAGTATGCCTCGGCACGGGATAGGTACGAGTACATACGGGTAATGGTCTCTACGCTGATAGGCCGTCCGTCTGCGAGTTGTTGCGCTCGAATCTTGCCAACTGCCGTAGCGCATTTGTTACCGCCCTTCTCGTTTAGTTCGATTCCTCGCTTAGCATTGTTGCGTACCGCTTCTGGGTAGTCCGTGTAGGATTCCATCTCGATTCGCTTCTTGCTCTTTAAGCGGCCATCCTTTTTAATCTTGGCGATAATGTTGGAAAGCATAAACTCTGCTTCCTCCTCTTCGATGCGCTCAAGGTGGGATTCCATTTGCATCTTGTCAACGAAATAGCCCTCAATAGAAAAGCCCTTAACCCGTCCGGTCTTAACGTAGTTATTCCAAATATCGTCGTTGTTGACTTTCATTGAAACCATCCAGGTACCTTCGGGCAATTCTAACCCGTAGATAGCCGTCTTGTCTTTTTGTGGGTCTTCCACAATCCAAGATTCTACCACGGACAAACCGCTTAACTCTGCGGCGTGTTCGAGTGTGGTGTTGCCTTGGTAGCCACGCATTAAGAATAACTCAGAAGCCCTGCGTACCGTATCCTTGGAAAAGTACACGTAAAACTCCTCACCGCCTTGGTTGCGGTAGATTGTTTTGTTTGGAATAAGGGCTGCGCCCATAAGGATACGCTTCTCCTCGTCTTGCGCTTTGAACTCTACCTCGTATTCTTTTGCAAGGGTAATAAAGTTCTCTTCGATTGCTGGGTGTTCAACGATAGATATTGCGTTGATTCCGTTTAGTCCTTCGGTTTCCTCAAGGACAAGTTCAATTACTTTTTTCATTATCCGAATGTTGCTGTTCTTGCTCGTCTACGTGCTAATTGTTGTGCGTTGGTAACTTGTCCAGCTACAACGTATGCTTGGATGGGTTGCTGATTGCGCCCGTTTACACTTGCCGCTAATTGGTTTATTCCACCTTGCCCTACCACGTTAAACTGCGGAGACATTGAACCACCAGCGGAACTCATATCCGGGGCGTTAGTATCCGGGGTCGGTGATTCGGATGCGCTAAACTTTGTAGCTGCAATCTTTGCTACGTTAGCGGCACCAATAACACCCGCTGCAACGGCGTTAGCAACCCGTACCGGGAACGGTAACAAACCATCCGCACCCTTTGCGCCCAACGCCCCCACAACGGCGGTATAAGTGGCCATTGTAGCGTCTGCAATTTGTAACGCCTTGTTAAGCTGGAATGCCTTACGTTGACGGGCTTCGTTATCGCCCGCAAACAATTCGGATAAAGACGCAAGAGCTGATAACGATTGCTGCGCTAAATTCATATACGCATCGTTAACCATTTTGCGGTCATCAATATCCTTTTGGTTAAGGTCTTTCTTAATCTTGGCTGTTTCAGCTGCGGAGTTCTGTTCAACCTCGGCACGTTGGTTAATCAGTTCGTTGTAACGTGCGGTTCCTTCTTTTGTTAATGCTAACTCGTCTTCGATAGCGGCAATACGTGCCGTCTTTAATAATTCAATGTTTTGCAGTTGCACGTTCAAACGCTCACGCTCGGAGTTAATCAATTCCGCATCAAGGTTTAATTGCGCTTCCAGACGGGCGATATACGCTTCCGTATTGCTACGCTCAATATCCTTTTCCTCACGGAGCAAAGAAATATAATTCATCTTCTGCTCGGAGCGTTGACCTTCCAAACGCTCGCCAAGGTCTGTAAGTTCCAAGTTGGCCTGAGCTAACGCTACGGCATTCTCCGTGGTCTTGTTAATGTTGTATTGCGCTTGGGCAAAGGCAATCTTCTTTTGAATCTGCTCTGCTTCCAGGGTGTATTGATTTTCAAGAATCTTGCCCAATTCCTCATTGGCCTTAATTCTATCCTCAATAGAAGCAAACTCATCGTCCCGTGCCTGGCGTTGCAATTCCGCCAACCGCTGTTGCTCTAACTGAATTTTTTGTCGTTTAACGTCTGCAAGTGCTGCGGCCTTTTCAAGTGCTGTAAGCTTTTGGCCTTCCTTGATTGCCTCCTTAACTCTTTTAGATACACGCTCTGCGGCTTTTTCAATTATTTCAAGCCCACCTTCCTCTACGCCTACAACGCCGTCCACAACCTCGCTAAACGCTTCCTTGGCTTGCTTGGATGCCTTTGCGAAGTCCCCCTTGAAGAACGATACAATAGCACCACCAAGTTCCCCAATAGCGTTACCCATTTGCTTAAATAGGTTAATGCCGTATTCATATACCAATGCGCCAAAGTCCTTAATTGCTTGTACCGGGTCGGTAAACAAAGAATCCAATGCCTTCTCTACAACCGGGAATACTACCTCTGCCAATTCGGAGAATAGAATCTTGATTGTATTGATGCTCGTGTTAAAAAAGTCAACAACCTTTTGGTTTGAAGTAAATACATCTAAAATGGTATCACCGACGGCGGTAACAATCGCAAGCCCTTTAATTGAACTCACAAGGCGTCCTATTGCCCCGGTGGTTTTGCCCGTTTGCTTCTCGACGTTCTTAACGCCTTTGGCCATAGATTCAAACCCCTGCTTGGATTCCGTTTGTACGGTTCCGAGGGTATCTGCTAATTTTTCAACGGTGGCGTTAAGTTTTTCAAGAGTTGCCTCTAACCCCGAACCATCCCCTTGAATCTTTACTGTTTCAACGACCGCCATTTACGATAATTTGCATTTTTACCACCTATCTTGTACATACCCTTTGCAATATCAATCTCCGGCGATACGCCAAAGTAAGTGTCGCTATTCAGGAGTGCAATCAAATAACTCAAATAAGATTCCCTCATACATCATTTAATAGTTCAAACTCTGCCTTGCCCGTGGTAAGGTTAATCTGCACGTTGTTTACAATCCACTTCTCGCCGTTCCAAATTAACTTGTTTTTTAGGTCGAAGTTTAGAATCTTGCCCAAAGGCAATATAGCAGGAATGCGTACCAATCTACGGGAAGGGTCGTACAAGTCCGTAACATAATCACTCCAATAAGTATTGTAGAGCGAATTGTTTACTGATTCAAAAAACCACGGGTCAATATCTGCGCCGTAGTTTAACGAATAGGTTAATGCGGTGTTTGTATTTTTATTGGATGCGTTTGCGTACACAACAGTTGTAACGGACACAGCGTCGTGGCCGGTAATCGTATTAGTTTTGTCAATAAACGATAATGTTGCTGGGCTAAGAGTTACCGGGGTTGCTACATAGAATAAAAATGGTTGCCCTAAATATGTTTCCAGCTCACGGGTTACTGCGTATCCTGCTAACAATTTTGTTAACGCTCCTCCATCTTGGTCGGTTAACCTGGTGAAAAGCATCTGGTCGAATTGCGGTTGCACCGTCAACTCCTCGTCTGTATCGAATACAAACTCAGAACGCAAATCGCCATAACCAACGTCGTTAGTTAGTCGGTATTCCTCGCCGGTAATTGCTCCGGTCTCGTTGTATTGGAATTGAATCTGCTTGTAAAGTTCGGGGCGCTCTACTTGGCTTTCGGTAATATCAAAGTATTGGGATAGGTCAATATCCGTACCCGTGCCATACCAATCGTTCAACGGCTTTAGGTCAAACTCCGTGCTACTTGTTGGGATAATTACCAAGTTGAACATTTTGCATAGCGAAGCCAGGAAATCGGTAATCTTTTGCTCTGGCATCAAAGAAGGTATATCTATAACAGCAATCGCTGATTGCCCCCCAATGTTGTATGCGTTAGCGTAAACGGTATTCGGAGCAAACGTAAGGTCTATAATTACTTCAGGAACGTTAATCGATACGGTTTCATTGGTAGATTGCTTAAAAGCAAAATATACAACAGACCCGCCGGCTACTTGGATTTCAGAAAACGTAGTTTGTACTGCCCCGTTTTTGGTCTGCTGCGCTACTAATACATCGTCTACGAAAAGCCCTACGGTATAGTTGTTGGTATAAGCGTTCGGGTTAATATCAATAGTAAAATTATAGAACAAGGACGGCCCAGTTGTTTCGGGCGTAAACGTGCTGGTTCCATAGTCCCACCAATTATCTACAACTGGGGCGTATTCGGTCTGTGCTATTAACTGAACCCACCGCATAGCATTCGGCAAGTCCTTATACATATACCCAGCCCGGCGGTGGCACCACATATACAAGTTCTCGTAGTCCTCAATCCCGCTTACGTTAAGCGTAATGCCGTACTTTGTTTGAATAGCGTTAATAATCACCTCAATAGTAATGGCGGGTTTCAAGTCGTAGTATTGAACTCCGTGTTGTTGGTTTTGATTATGCCAATAAATGTTGTTCGGGTCATTATTGGTATTATCGCTTTCGTAGAACCAAACGTCTTGCGCCGTGATTAACGGGAAAACAATAGGATATAACGTGCGTCCACGCAAGCCCGTATAAACATTGTTCGGGGTGTAATCTAAATTGTAATCGGAAAGTGATGCAAGGTCGTATAAATAATCCTCACCGAATAAATCCGTAAGGTTTACCAACAGCCCATAGAATGTAACGTCGTAAGCGTAGGGCGCATTTTGACGCATCTGTACACCTTCCAGTTCAATAGAGCCGTAACGGAACACCAAGCCGTTAATTTCAATATATCCCTCGGCACGCAATCGGTAGTCAGCACCACCCACAATATCCGTGCGGTAGTAATGGGAAAAGATAGCATTGTTCCTTGGCGAAGCCGGAACGCTGAAGCCCTGACTGAAGTCGGTGAATACCTTGCTTATGTCTTGAATGTTTTGTACGGAAAGGTTAATTACAATATCCTCATCCCCGAACATATCAAGTTCCTCGTCCCCTACAAATAGCGTTACCTTATTTTTCATCGAATGTTGTTCCTAATGTTCCAGGCAATTTCAAACGTCAGGGTGTAACTAATCATTTTGGCGTTAATCTGCTTAAAGTATTCAACACCTCCGTCGGTTGGGTTAGCAGTAAACTCCTGCCCATCGTAAAGAAGCGATACCTTCTCACTCATAAGCAACTCACGGATAACATCGTCGTAATTCTCGTCTACCCATCCGGTATTAACCGTAATGGTTTCTCGGCTGTTGACATCAAAGTTACGGTACTGCAACTGCTGCGTTACGTCGTAAGAAGTTGGCAACTGCGGCATATAACTTTCCCGTGTGAATCCTCCGCTTCGGGTGGAAACTTTGAAGCAAGTCAGGTAATCGCTTACTCCGTAGCGGTTAATGAAGGTAACTCTTACCGGCGTGTATTTAGGTTCACAAACCAATTCGTAATTGTAATCGGTAGCGTTTTCCTCGTATCCCAATTCAGCAAGTGCTGCACGTAAGCAAGCAAACCCTTCGCACGTACCTCCGTCGGCTTCTACCCGTGCTTTGTAGTTGACTGCTGCGCTATCGCTAATCAATGAAATAGTGTAATCCTCAATCGGCTCAACCCCTAAGAAAGAATCCACGCTGTTAGGGCCGGCGGGAATGTAGATAATCTTTTGCGTTGACTGGGTACTTGTGTTTGAGAATCCAAGCTCGTCGGATAGCACGTAGAAATAGTCGGTTCCATTCACGTTGTACAACACTCCGTTAAGGTCGGTGTTTGCATCGTACAAGGCGGGCAAGGACTGCTCGTATCCTTCCATTACTTGAATGGTGCGGTTGGTGATTAAGCCAGCACCCGCAACAATACCCCCTGATTGCGTAGTAAACGGCAACCATCCGTCAGTACATAGGAACGATTGATTGTTTTGAATTAAGCCGCTACCTGGGGTTCCTGCATTCACATAGTTAGACGATAAAGAAAACTTGCACCATACATCTTCAGTTGTTGCGTTCTCCCAATCGCTAATAGGGTCGTTTTTTAATACGGTTGTAATTTTCTCACGTATTAACTCGCTGATTTCAAATACAATAGGTTCGTCGTTAATAGAGCTTTTGGTTAACGTGTAATCTGCCGTTGGACTACTTGCGCTGCTACCTTGGAAAATACGCAGGGTAAGCGTAGCGTCAACAAGGCCGTCGTTAACGGCTGTGCCTTTGGTTAGCGTGATAAATATCGGAGACCTTGTAAATTGCAACGAGGTCGGAAAGGCGGCTATTGGTAGTCCCATTATTTACGTGTGAATGCTTGGAAGTCATCGGGCGTAAGCTCAAACGCCTGGACTATTTCTTGTGGAAGTTTCTTAAAGTTGACTTTGAATGGTGCGCTAAAAAAGTAACTCGGTTTAATACCATTGTTGTACACAGACTTTGCTATTGCCCATTGCAAGCTCTTGCGTGGGATAAACCTTCCGTTCTTATCCCGGACACCTTCTAAACCTTTACGCACTACCCAGTTTGCAAACGCCTTGGGTGGTGGCATCTTATTGGTGTATTTGTATGGGGTGTTGAACTTTCTTTTCACACCGCTTACACCTTTGTCTTGAAACTCCCCGTACGGTTCCATCGAGAACGTAAGCGAGAACGAGTTAGGGCCAACCGACAAATCGTAATCAAGGGAATTGTACAGCTCCTTTGTGCTGTTCTTTTTCTTCTTGGTGAGGTTCTGCCTTGCTTGTTGAATTACACGCTTTGCAAACTTCGTTAATGCGGCTTGGACGAGTTGTTGGCGGGACATTAGCAGATAGATATTTCCGTATTCGGCACAATCAAGTCAAAGGTCAGGTTCCATCCGGTGAGCAAGCTTTCAAAACGCTCCGTAAACGGCTCACAAACAATATCCCCCTCGATTTCGTACTTCTCCGTGTACAACGTACCACGGCGCAACTGGGATTGTAATCCGTTTAGAATAGCCAGGGTTGTGTTAAGAATATCCTGCTGGTTATCCACGCCAAAGAACGGCTCGTTCTGGTCTCTAATATCCTGCTTCGTTTCGTCCACAATATCCATACATAACACCGATACGTTAAAGCGTATTACGTGGTCTGCGAATGTTGCTTGGTTAACCATAATATGCGCCAACGGGAATATCGTTTGCTTGTTAAGGTCAACGTCGAATATATCCCCAAAGGTTACAACCTTCACAAGTGGGTGCGAGGATAGATAGTCGTTTATCTTTTCGGTGGCAAGGTAAAAGCTTCTCATTTTTTTATCATTGATATTTCAATATCGTTTTTCTCTTTCTCGAATGTTAGGTATGTAAGTGCCTGGTTTATTGGAAGTTGAGTAACGTCTCCAAATTTGAGGACATCTCCTTGAGCAAGCGCATAGATTGATTGATACCATCCCCATCGTTGTCCGAATTGGGCTTCTCTGGTGTATGGGTTTTCAGTTCTTTCTCCAAAGAGCGCAGGGTATGCGCTGCCAATACGTTCCCTAAACGATAAAAAAAAACCAGCGCCCCAAGCACTACCGAAGCGGGCATCTGTTTCATTATTTCGTCTCGCTCGTCTGTTGCTGCGTATTTCTCAATATCGTAACGCTCACCCTTTTCCTTTACGACCGGGCGATATAGTACCGCCATTGCACGGTGCATCGTTGCCCAATCGGATAAGTACGAATCAAGGTCTACAAACTCACCTAATGAAATTTCGTTAAGTGCTGGAATGAATCCGTATTTAACTTCGTTGAGTTGAAAGAATTTAGTCAATCCGGGCTTCTCGGATAGGGTCTTAGTCAGGCGTTCCAATACGCTTACTGCATCTATCAAGCGGACATTCGGTAGCTCTGAAAATGGAACCCCGCAGAAGATTTCAAGCATCTTCATTTGTTTGAACTCACCCTCGCCCTCAATACGAGCGAAGCGCTGGTATTGTTCGAGCGTGATTTCGTCAAGCGAAGTTGGTACTACTAATTTCAGTTCCATAGATAAATAACTCAACGGATAGAATACCTACCGTAGTTTGGTTTAGAAAGTTTATTAAACACGGCATAACGTGCCGCATCGAGGGCGTGATTCATAACGTCTATTGGCTTATTAAGCAGGTTGCCGTTCTTATCCTCCGTCCATTTGTAGTTTTGCAATTCTTTAATTAGATTGTTGCTCCGTGCTGTTGCAAATATCTTATGGCGTTTAAGAATATCAATACCTGCGTTAATGGAATCTTGGCCTTTGGCTGTGGGCTTTACGTTCCACCCGAATCGGTGCAGCTCTTCGATTGATTTCGGTTCGGCACTATCCGCAAAGATTTCGTCCCTCCGGTCAAGCCCTAACGATTGTAGGTGGTGATGGAGGTCTCGGTTTGTCATCCCGGTTCGGTAGAGCAGCTCGTCCAGGTAAAGGTTATCGCCGTGCTGGTAGACTGCCACAAGGGCGCTGGGGTCGTTCGTGTAACCAAAATCGAGGCCAATTGAAATTAGTTTTGCTTCTTGCGGTATTTCGGACGTTCCGAATTGAAAGATAGTGGCTCGTGACATACCACGCTCACCAAGACCGTAGATACGCCAATAGTCTTCGTCTGTATTTTTTAAACGCTCAATCTCTTCGACAATTGTGGCCTTTAGGAATGGGTTATCCTTGTAGGTACTTTGTATGTACGTAACATCGTCACGGGTCAGTAGTTTGTCGTAAATCCAATGGAAGGATTCTGATGGATTGTAGTCAACCCAAATCTTACCGGTAGTACGAATCAATAACTGAAAGAAGTCTTCCCAAGTAAGTTCGTTCGCCTCGTTGCAAAATAAGTAATGGCGGCTTGCTCCACGTTTCTTTTGCGGCTGGTCAAGCGACAAGAACTCAAACAGATTCCCGTTAAGCGTGTAGGTAAGGTCTGATTTGTTATGGTGCTTCTCATCATACAATTCCATTTTCTCTAAAATTTCCATAAAGTCCCGGTAAGCCGTCATCTTTAAAGACGGCAATGACTTACGGACAATAGATATAACCTTACCCCGTTCTTGCAATGCTATGACTACGAGCATTTGCAGAATGGAATAAGTCTTACCTGAGCGGCTACCGCCTTGGTTTACAACAATACGAGTTGGCGCAGTATAATTGCGCTCAAACAACTCACTTGTCTTGATTTCCAGAACGGACAATCTCTACCTTAATTGAAGTTAGTTCTTCTGCTACCTCGTGTGAGTTCTCTACCCGTGCCAGCTTGGGCGTGGTGTACTCTGCCATCTTGTTTAGGATGTCGAGTGCTGCTTTTGGGTCTTCTGCTGCTACGTCAGATAACCAGATAGTCATATTCTCCAAGTTATCCTCGATAAGTTTTTGGAATGCTTCCCGAATCTTGGTAGTTGACTTGTTGAGTGCGCCTTGTGGGCGGCCAGCGGGGTTCAAAGGCGGGCCACCCTTAACAAGGTTTGGATTTCCTTTTGGCATATTTGATTTTATTACTTTAATAATTAACTCAACTTCTGCAAACGCTCCAAACGCAAGTCGTTAAAATCGTGAATGTTGAAATTAGTGGTCATATCCTCGTGAAGGGCTAATGCGATATCCCCAGCTTTGTTTGGATTCTCGTGTAGGTATTTAATTGCCT